ATCAAAAGGCCACAGAGTGGCCTTATCTATGGGGAGTACTTAACTTTAGTACTAGACGTTACCCTCGTTTCATATTGACATTCCCGGAAAAGCAGTTATGTTTTAGATTTTCTAGGTTTATACCTATGACGTGCAGAGGGATATTCCGATCCGTAAAGACCTTTGTCTGCGTCCATTCCACTTCGCGTACGCGCAACGGCGGATCTATTTTCTCGAATGCCCCTGCTATAATAGTATTCCTATGAAAAATGAATAGATTATCGTCTAAAATAATGTCGTGTTCTGTCTCGGCATATTTACACATTCCTACATTTCCCCACTTCCCCGGCCCATTTACGGACATGCCGTACCTGATACTTCTCGGGCCGTTGTACACTCTTGCTCGCGCGTTTATGGCATTTTCGGATAGTGCTTCCATGTTGATATTTTCCAAAAGCTTTATGTCGGGTCTGATTTTCATGTACCAATCATAGTCCAGTTCCGCCTTTTTGTCCGATATAAAATCACATATTTTAGTGAATTGCCGGTTTGCACTTAGTATCTTGTATTTGAAGGTTATGATCTGTTCGTAATTCGAAAAGTCGTCTTTATTTGATATCCCGCAATACTCTACGTCAATACCCAACGCTTTCATATAGTCGTTCAAAATCTGTATGTTACTACACCATTTCGGATTGCATTCGTGAGAGGATATTATGACGAGAAGTTTCATCTATTCAATGTGGAGAAAAGGCGGGGTATAATTGTTAAACGCTTAATGACACAAATGGAATATTATGGAATTTGGACGCCAGTCTGGAAAATCCCGACAAAGAAGTACTATAGATCTTCTCCGAGTTCGTCAGAATATAGAATTCCGTTACACTGTCTAAGACCTGTCTCTTCGTCGTGTTAGATAAACTCGTGTGGCCAATCTCACACGTAGTTACAATGATATTCGCAAATTTCTCTTTTATTTTTGTTTTGAAGGCCTTATTATCACAACAGAAGAAGATCTGTTTGTCGCGGTTTTCATCTAGGACGGCATATAGATCCTCCTCCGAGAATTTTCGCACGTCATTTTTACACATGACATACCGCCTATCGGTTTCTAGGAATTTATCACCGAGTCTCACGTGTACAGATATATAATTCGCTATATCGGCCGGAAACAGATGCCGGCAATTCACGGCAACTTCCTCCGTAAAGTAAAAGACATCTTTCGCGGCGATCGTGTATTCGTACTGAATTGTTTCGTAGTACATCTGTGGTCTTACAATTTCGGTCTGACCTAATTGCCGAATACCCTCTTCGTCGATGTACATTTTCTCGTATTTCAGTTTCAAGTATTTTTCCAGTTCCGTACCGTTCCTCTTGTAATACAGCCTCGTTCCGTTTTTCATAGATGCATCCAAAAGAAACAGGAAAAACTTGATACAATCGCCTATTCCGCCGTCACCGAGCCGAAAGTTATATACGATCGTTTTATGGAGAGAATCATATCTGCCCATATAATGATCCATGGCTATTATAAGAAAACGAGCCGCGTTTTAGACCTGCAGAGTTGTCAGCTCACCGGGTTCTATTAGATCGTAAAAGGCCCGGAGAAATTCCGCGTTTTTCCCAATATGTATACAGCCGTCCGAGAGGCTGTACTCAAGGCAGCCATCGGGGCGCGTGTACGTCTGGAAGGGGGCGAGGAATTGGTAGCCGTTCTGCGCACACGCGGTCTCCAGAAGTGCGTTCATTATTCTCGTATAGTCCACACGCTCCTCGATTGTTCCTATGAACGGGAGTACGTGTCCGTGCGTATGATCGGCCTCATCGGCCGGCGGAGGGACACCCACGATGATAATCGACTTATAGTTCATTATAGACGCCCGGATCGTCTTCATATAGGAGTTCACAAGTGCCGTGCATACATCTTCCGCATGGCGACCGGCCTCCGCTTGGCGTTTGATATGTGCGCGGCAATCCACTTCGCCGTAGACGAACACGAAGGTCGCCTCCTTGGACTCATGTATGGCCCGATGCTTCGGAATAAGGCCGTCACGCCCGATCCGGTGCATCGTCGTACCATACTCAAACAGATTTTCATACGGGATATTTATGTTTAGCCCCTCAAACAGTAGCATTGCGTGGCTGTCACCGTGTATGTACAGCCGCTCTCCCGTGATCGTTTGCACGGTGCCGGATACGAATCCGTGATCGCCCGGCTTCGTTCTCACGGAGACATAATCGCTCCCATCATTCGAGAACGTCAAATAATGCTCGTAGCCGTTCCACGAGGCCTTCACTCTGTCTGTACCCAGTACCTCGTATACTCCTTTCCCCCATTTGGTTTCTAGGCCTGTGGCCGTGAACGCTATGTAGCCCGTATCCCACAGATAGCTTTTCCCCACAATCGGCGGAGGAATGATATGACCCGAATCCCTCCGAGACAGCTTCTGTAGAAAATACGCGCTCATACGCTGGAATTTGTGGTTGGAATTCCCAATAGGGTACGAAAAGTGGCTGAGGACGGACGTGGCCTCGTTCGTCACAATATCGTTGTCTTCGTACAGACTCACGAACGGATTCAGGGCCGTATTATCATAAATATCCTCTTTGATCGCCTGGTAGTTCAGGAAAGGCTGGTCCATACAGGCAGGAGGATCGGCCGCGTGTTCCATCGCGTGCGTCCAAGTATTTTCGAAAAGGCTGCGCATGAGGGCCGAGTTGGGAAACAGGAGTGTCCCACTATTGAATCCGGTTTTGGAGAAATCTACCCAGCCCTTGAAGAATTGTACGCCGAAACTTTTACTGGCGATCGTGCCTGACTGGATCGCGTATATTTTATCCTCCGTCGGAATCTGGAAAAGGGGCTCCAGATCCCCTTTGATCACGATGTCCGTGTCGATATACAGGATCGTCTTATAGGCCTCAACGTCCGGCCACTCAAAGATCTTCAGACGCGCGCATGCCGCCTCGAAGGTAGTTTTCAGAGGGAGAGTGTGGACCAGAATACAGATCCGCAGTTCTTTCGCAAGGGCCTCGAATTCTTTCCGGAACTCCTCCGTCGTCATCACGAGAATATCGAAGGTCTTCATGCCCGAATAGAGGCGCATGGACGTAAGAAGAATACGGGCGAGCCTGCAGTAGTCGCGATTGTAGAATACGCAGAAGTAGAGGAGATTGGGGTTCCTTTTCCGGCGGAATACACAGGCCTCCTTCGCGAACGGGTGGGCTGCGTTCGTATACATGCGGTTCGTTGTACCCTTCGTAAAGACGTCGAGAGACGCGCCCACGTCAACGTACATGTTCGCGGGATTCCGTTTCATGCAGAGAGGGATCCAGACTTTACTGAGAGGTCCAGCGGCGAAGCAGACGAGTTCGCCATTCATCCCGTCAACAAATTCAAGAACTCGGGCCGTCTCGGACTCGCCGTCCGTGTCCCATGAATTCACAAGAGTCGCCGAAATTGTGTGTTTTCCCTTTATCTGGAGAGGGGCCTGCTCCGTGGAGCTCCCGCTACCCACGAGGTAGAGACCGGCCGGATAATTCCGAATGAATTCCGTCCACTTGCCCCAATTTGAATTCATGAAAACATTGGCGTACGTAATTTGGGCCGGCGGAACCTGGAATTTCTCCGTGAAGTCCGTGTAAATTTCATCCGTGCAATTCCACGGTTTATTGCAGGTGTTGCAGGGAATTCCAATATAGAGATTGGGATCTGTTGTGCGAATACTCTCGGCCAATTTGGAACGAAGCCCCCCTCCGGACTTCCACGTCCACGCATCGCAATTCGTCAGCGTCCGATTCTTGAGAATTGCGTACTCTCCGTCACTCGGCCGAATAAGACCGAAGGGCCGTTTGGCCCGAATTTTCCCGATGATCTGATCCAGATGTTCGGCCATGGAACCAACGAGGGGCTCGTTTTTTACCATCGTATTTATTTGAAATTGCGAGACCCCGTTGAGCGCATATGCGTTCTGTCCCTCGGCCTCCCAGTGCTGTTTCCCAATATGAGTGCTGTACACGGAGTCGAAAAAGGCCGTTTTGTATTTGGCGGCGTTGTACTTCTCCGCATATCCGCGCTCAAAGAACCGGTGGGTCGTCGTATAGTTGCCTAGTCCGAGTATGATCGCCGTTCTGCAGATAGACGGCTGGAGCGAATAATGCGGCCAGTAGCCGCTGTGGCGTCCAGGCAGATTCGGGTTGAGCTCATGCAGAATGATTCTGTCGGCCTGTTCGAACCCGCCCGTGCGCTGCAGATCATTATAGACTACCCCGTAATTCCGATTGAACACGACCTGGTGGATGTTCTGGTTGGCGTAGGTCTCTAGGGCCCGAATTCCTCGCTCCACGTAGGGTCCACGATGGAAATACATCCAATCATCCTCTAGGTGAATCCAGTAGGTCGGCTTGAGCTCGCCGAGTTTTTCCCAGATGATATTCATGCTCTCTCGGTGACCGCGCTCGGCCGGCCCCTTCATATAATACTCAAAAAAAGGGAATTCGTTAAGCATGAGGACCCTATCTTCTTCCGACGAATTGTCATCCACACAGAAGAAAGCGTCTATGTGGTCGACGTCCGTCCACGTATTCAAAATAGAGCGCACCGTTTTCTGAAAGAGGGAGAAGCGCTTACATGTGGTCATGGTGAGCATGACACGAGGGGCAATGATACGTTCTAGAGGCGGTGCTCGGGTAGTAGGGGCGGTTAAGATCGGCGTATACGCCTCGATGATCTTCGTGAGAATCGCATTATGCTTCTCGTCCAAGTAGATTTTACGGACCCGAAGGTCGTTCACGTAGTCGAACATCTTCCCGAGAAATTCGATCGTCTTCGGGAAGGCATGGTAACAGAATTGCGCGTTTGTGAAGAGATTGTCAATCCACCACTTCGTCGTGCCCGTGAACCGTTTCGTGAAAATGATCTCGTACATCTTGGCGGCGATATCGTGGCGTTTTACTCTGTCGGCCACAATAATCATGTAATAGGGCAAATAGAAATCGTACTCGTCCGTATTAGCGAATAGGCGCTCGCGCCCCTTTTCATGGATGTATTCGGACTCGAAATACGTCTGCACGAGTCCGTAGTAGGCAAGGGAGACCTCGGGGAGCCCTTTCACGCAGTAATACTTCACAAGACGATAGATGCACTCGACGCGGTTACGGTCATACTTGAACGACTCCACGAGATAGGCCAGACCCTCTTGCTCCCTTCCGAGAGTGGTCAAGTGATTATAGATCGAAAGGCAGCTCATATACTTCTCTTGGTACCAGTTATCGAGTGTGAGGACAATTTTATAGAACTCGGCGGCCTTTTCGGGCATGTTCGCCGACGCGTAACTCTGGGCACAGTAAAAGGCGTAGCGACAGTGAATCGAGTCCTTCTCCTTTAAGGCATTCTTATAGGCGTCCTCCAAGATACGGGCGTCATCTTGGTATTTCAGGGGGTTCTTATTACGTGCCCCGGATCTCCCAGAGACGAAATAGTAGTTCCCTGCGACTTCTACAGGACTATCACAGGCCTCGGCACAGGCCGGATACTCGTGCAGAACGCCCACGTACTTCCAGCGCTTTTTGTTATGGAAAAGCTGGCATCGGGAATAGCGAAAGCCGCTGCTGTTGCCGAACATGAACTTATACCAATCCGCTCCGAGCTCGGTCGGGAATATGAAGTTCCCTTCGATGCTGTCGTCTGCGTCCCACACGAACGAGTAGTCGGCTGCGTCAGCCGCCTTCTCGAAAGCGATCGTGCGATTATGGCCGAAGTCTTTCCACTCCGTGTCGTGGATTTGTCCCGGGATGCCCCTTTCAGCGAAGAAGTTAGTAATATCCTCTTTCGTCGAGTCTGTTGAGCCCGTGTCGCAGATGCTCCACGTATCGATAGGCACGTATTTTAAAAGATGGCGCAAGGTATCGGTGATAATATGCGCCTCGTTTTTTACAATCATCACAAGACATACCTTCGGCATTTCTCGTTGAATCCGACATTTTCTAAGGCCAAAAGGGGCGCACGAGCTCCGTTAAGGCGTCTTCGGGGCATAGGGCGGATCGTCTTCCGTCCCCTCTAAGACGGGTATTTTGATCGTAGGACGGGGCGGAATCTTGGTCGTCTTCTTGAAATGAAAGGGTATCATTTGCGTTGGGACCATCTTAGACGCCTGGCGTGTCGTATACTGAAACACGCGCTCATTGTCGGCTGTTCGGGGGCTGGAGAATATGTCCTTCGCCTGACGAGGTGCAATACCCTTTCTCCAGTTCTTGGGATCCGCCTGGGTCTTCATTTCCTCTTCGGTCAGAAATAGGGACATACTTATACTTCTCTCCGTATAGAAAAATTGGAATACTTTAACCCAGCAGTACAGATACGAAACGGAGATGACATCCGTACTCATTGTAGAGTCGCCGGCGAAATGTTCCAAGATACAAGGATTTCTTGGACCCGGGTGGAAGGTCATTGCGACGATGGGGCATATTCGCACCCTGGACGATACGCTGGAGGCCGTCGGACTCGAGAGGGACTTTGATGCGAAGTACACCTTTATCAAGGAGAAGGCGAAGGCGATTCAGCAGATCAAGGATGCCACAAAAGGGGCTAGCGTCTTTCTCGCCTCAGACGATGATCGGGAGGGCGAGGCGATTTCCTACTCCGTGGCCGTTCTTCTTGGACTCGATGTTGCGACGACACCCCGTATCGTCTTCCACGAGATCACGAAGGAGGCCATCACGAATGCTCTGCGGAACCCGAAACGGATCTCCATGAGTCGCGTGAACGCCCAGCAGGCCCGGGCCATTCTGGACAAGATGGTCGGCTACACTATTTCGCCGCTCCTGTGGAAGTTCGTCGGCCAGGGTCTCTCGGCGGGGCGATGCCAGACGCCCGCTCTGCGCCTCGTCGTAGAGCGGGAAGACGTCATTCGGGATTTCAAATCGGAGACGACGTGGTCCGTAAAGGGCGTGTGGAAGACGAAGGCCGGCGTCGACTTCTCTGCGGGCTTGGATACAGCCCTAGAGGACGAAGAGTCGGCCCTGAATTACATGGAAAATGTGAACGACGACCCGAACGGGGTTGTGAAAGAGGCGATTACGCGACCGACGTCGGCGGCCGCCCCCAAAACCCACATTAC